GCTCGGGCCGCCGGTGGGAACGCCGCTTGGGACGCCGCTTGGGACGCCGCTCGGGCCGCCGCTCGGGACGCCGCTCGGGACGCCGCTCGGGCCAAGCTGGCACCCACCGTCACCCAGCTCCAGGACTCCGCCATCGCACTGCTCGGCACCATGATCAAGCCAGAGGCGCCCGGCGGTGCGTGACATCTGCGTGTTCGGACCCGTCTACGAGCCCGCCATCTGGCACGACGACGACGGCCGCCCGCTGATCGCCAACCGCATCTGCACCAGCTGCGACGTCAAATGGCACGGCGCTGTCCCGTGCTGGAACTGCGGGGAAGCGGGCGGCTATGCCTGAGGTCACCATCAGCGTGCACGGCACGCCAGCACCGCAGGGCAGCAAACGCCACGTCGGCAACGGCGTCATGGTCGAATCCAGCAAGAAAGTCAAACCATGGCGCTCAGCCGTCCGCGACGCCGCCGAGAAGACCGGCACGCCGATGATGCTCGGACCCGTCGCGATCGACGTCACGTTCCTCTTGTCGCGACCCAAGGGCCATTACGGAACCGGGCGGAATTCAGTGAATATCCGCGACTCCGCACCCGCCCACCCCGCCGTCAAGCCGGATATCGACAAGCTGCTCCGCTCGACGCTGGACGCGCTGACCGAGGCCGGCATCTACCGCGACGACGCGCAGATCGTCATCGTCGGCGCCGTCAAGCAGTACGCCCACCTCGGTGAGCCGCAAGGTGCCGAGATCACTATCCGTGAGATATGGGAACAGGAACCATGAGCGTCGCCAAGATCAAAGCCACACTCCCGCAAGGCGAGGTCCGTAACGGGCTCGACGCCATCGCCCAGGCCCTCGCCGAGGACCCTCACCGCAAACGCGTCATCATCGCCATTGTCGACTGCGGCCGCGTCCAGTACGACCATGCCGAAGACGGCGACGAAGACGACATCCCGCCCGGCATCACCGCAACCGCGCGCATCCGCCGCATCGAAGCCATCGCACCGCAGGACGAGGACCTCGCGCGGCGGCTCCTGGTCCGCGCCTACGAGAAGCGCAACGGCCGCGTCAGCCTGCCGATCGAGGCCGAGATGATGCTGTTCAACGAGCCTGAAAACGGCGACAAGTGAACAACATTCCGGACGATACCCCGATCACCCGGTCGCGAGAAGGGAACGGTCCAGGTGCTTCCTGTGCCCAATGCAGGCAGCCGATGACCCCTCGCCGAGGCAAAGGCGTCCCGAAGAAATATTGCTCCGAGAGGTGCCGCACGGCTAGCAGGCGGTCGCGAGAAGGGAACGGTCCAGGTGCTTCCGGACGCAAGCGGCGCCCGCTTCCCGACGCCGCCAGGGGTGCCGCATGGTCGCTCCGCAAGGACATCGAGCGCATCGAGCGCATCGTCGCCGATGACCGGTTCACCCAGAACAGCGAACAGGTGGCCGCGCTCCTGCGCAGCCACCTGGCCTACACGGCTGAGGCCTGCCAGGGACTGCTCAGCCGCATTAATCACTCAACAGGAGAGTAACCCATGGAAACCCTTCCGCCCGAGATACAGCTCACCGAGATCACCCCGGAGATGGCGCACGACTGGCTCGGCTTCAACACCCACAACCGGCCACTCCGCTCTCGTACCGTCACCGCCTACGCGGCCGACATGAAGCACAGCGACTGGAAACTGAACGGCGAGTCCGTCAAGTTCGCCGATGACGGCACGCTGATCGACGGACAGCACCGCCTGGCTGCCATCGTCGAAGCAGACGTCACCGTGGCCATGTATGTCGTGCGAGGTCTGCCCCGCTACACGCAGGACACCGTAGACGGCGGAGTCAAGCGCAGGTTCTCCGACGTGCTCACCTTGCGCGGCGAGAAGAACGCCAGCGCACTCGCGGCGATCGTGCGCCGCGTCGCGATCTGGGAAACCGCGGGGACAGTGGCAGCGCGAGCCAGCCACAGCCCGACAAACGCCCAGCTGCTCCAGGTGCTCGACAGGTACTCATGGCTTCGCGAGCTGGCTACGTCCGCCTCACAGACCGGCGCGAAATGCGAACTGCCCGCCTCAATCATCGGCTTCTGCATGTGGCTATTCGCAATGCTGCCAGACGCCGAAGAGGATACCGAGTTCTTCTTCCGGCGGCTCGCCGACTTCCAGGGGCTAGAGAAAGGCCACGCCATATATGAACTTCGCAGAACGCTGGAATCCAGCAGGAGCGTACGCGGCGAGCGCTCCGAAGTCTTCCTCACCGCGATCACCATCAAGGCCTGGAATGCGTTCCGCGCGAACAAGCCAGTCGGCGTCCTCAGCTTCAAGACCGGCGGCGCACGCCCGGAAAAATTCCCCCAGCCGATCTGAAAGACGGGAAGCAAGTGCCGCGTCCTAACTGGGAGTGGATCAAGATCGACGTCCAGATCACCGAGCACCCCAAGGTCGAAGGACTGTCCGACAAGGCATTCCGCGCCCTCATCGAGCTGTGGTGCTACTGCGGACGGCAGCACACCGACGGCATCGTCACCGAGCGCCAGTGGAAAGCATGGCCGCCCAAGGTGCGCGCCGAGCTGATCGCCCGTGATCTCGCCCATCCGCTGGACATCGGCGGCGGAGCCGTCATGCACGACTACACCGACCACCAGCGCTCCCGCGAGCAGATCGACGAGCTGTCCGCCAAGCGCACCGACGCGGCAAAGAAGGCAGCCGCCGCCCGATGGGGAGGACGCCCGCCGCCCGATACCAAAACGCATGCCTTACCGCATGCCAAAACGCATCCAGCACGCATGCACGTCCCGATGCCAGAGGCAGTGGCAGAGGCAGATACGTGGCGCTACGCGCCTACGGTCACCAACCTCCGACCGGTGCATTAATTGCTCACCATAAGTTGAGATAAATATCGCCGTTGTACAGCAACTGTAGTAGCGCGCGAATAGCGAGAACCTGAAAATTCCGGCAGAAAGGAGAAACGGCAAATGCCAGCGACGTGCTTTACCTGCGGCGACAGAGGCCACATCGCCGCCGACTGCCCGAACAACGAAGTACTCGACACCCGGCCGACCTGGTGCGGCATATGCGACCGCAGAACACGCCTCGTCATCATCGACCGCGACAACGGCACCGTCAGACGCTGCCCCGACTGCCACCCGACGCCGAGAAAACCCCTCACCCAGCACCGGCGATGTCCTGCCTGCCATCTGACCATCTACGAATGGGACTCCTCGGCGTGCGGCCAGCACGAATCACCGGTCGCACCTGATAAACGTCCGAGCCGTGAGCGGATCGAAGAAATCGTGGGGAGCAATTCATGACAGACGAAATCCTGCGCCTGAAGCGTGAGTGCGACGAGGCGAAAGCGGCAGCCAGCGAGATCGCCGAGCGGTCCGGCGAGAACGCCGCACGGCTCGTCCTCGCCATCGGCGAGACACGCGAACTCCGCGATCTCATCGACGAGATCCTCGGCCACTTCGGGCCATCCGGATCCGGCCACACCGCCCGCGTCGGACAGGTCCAGATCGCGAAATGGCGCACCCGCGCCGGACTCACCACCGGCAGCAGCATTGACCGATGATGAGCTGCTGCGACACCTGCCCGTACAGCCCGACGTGCGAAGAGGACGACGAATGAACGCCCGCAGCCACGCCACCGGAATCGCGATCATCCTCACCGCCGCTGTCATCGCGGCGGCCGTCATCGCATACGCGGCCAGCCACCAAGACCAGTGCCCGCCACAACGGCACGTCGTCAGCATCACCACACCGCAGCCAGCACCAGGACCAGGACCAGGACCAGCACCACAACCCAGCGGCAATGAATGCGAGTCGCAATAGGAGAAACGCAAATGACCAGCACACCGATCCACGACGCAATCAACGCCATCGAGCATCCCTTCGACGCATTCCGCCACCACAACAACCACAACCAGGAGCAGTCAATGTCTCGCATCACCGACGCAAAAACCGCCATCGAAAACGCAGCAGCGAAACTCGGCACGGTCGCAGGCAACCCGCTAGCCGACTTCATAATCGACAACGGCCTCGGCGCGAAACTCCAGCCCGAAGAAGTCCAGCTCGTCGCCAGCATCATCCACGCACTCGAGCGCGCACACCAGCCGGCATCCCAGAACCCGGCCGTAACCGCACAGCAGCCGATGCCGCAGCCTGTGCAGCGACCCGTCCAGTGAAAGACGTCGCGAAAATCGCCCAGCTCGCACTATGGCTAGCATTCGCCGCCTACTTCCTGTCACTACTCAAAGGACACTGAGCATGCGACTGTTCAGACGGCGCAATCCGAAACCGAAGTGGTCACACCCGTGCCCGCTGTGCAATCGAGCCGGCCGTGAATACCCGCACGGCGGCCAGCACACGGTGATGGGTCCACCGCCTTCGATGCAGGCCCTTCCGCCGCCGCCAGTCCCCGTGCATATGGAGATCCGCTATATCACCGTGGGCGATAGCGACGAATTCCTGCGCTGGCTCCGCGCCAACATACGGAGACGACCCTAGCGATGCCGAAACGGTGGTGCCAGTGCACCGGCTGCAGCGCCTGCCTGAGTACCGGCCAGCAGCGCCAGCCTCGCCACGGCGCACTCTTCGACATGGACCTGACCGGCACACAGAAATGCCCCCCATGCCAGACCGCCGCCACAACAGCACGCAACGCCCGGCCGAGCTCCTCACAACGAGGACTCGGCTGGGCATTCACCCGCCGCAAACAGAACGACCCCAACTACGTACAGGCCACCACATGCCAGTGCACAGGATGCCCGCAGCACCGAGGGATCTGCGGCGTGGTGTTTACCCCCGCCAACCCCAAGACCGCAGGACACACGACGCCCCGCAGCCGCGGCGGCGGCAACAGCCCGATACTCCCGGTATGCAGGCGCTGCAACAGCTCAGACGGCGGCCGGATCGCCCATGACCACTGAAACATGCCCTATGGGCGTTTTTAGCCAGCTCAGCCCTAGGGACCCGCGCCCGCGGCAAAGTTTTTCGCTGGTACCACGCAATTTCAATTTTTGAACGGACGGTGATTATCCGTGACCACCCCTCAGTTTTCGATCGGCGATCGCGTTCGCATCGTCGGCGCGCACCCGTGGAGCGGTCACGCCGGGACGATCGAAGGTCCGCTCGATATCCCCACCGCACCCGACCTGAAGTGGAAGGTCAACCTCGACGACGGATGGTCCGACGCGGCCGTGGCCGAGGGAGACATCCGGCATGCCGCGCACTAAGAAGGCGGCTGGAACCGCGGTCGACCGGCGCAACGGCCGGCGAACCGAGGTCGCTGCGTCGTCGCTGGTGAAGTTCAGCCTGCCGAAGCATGATCCGCCGTGGCGGCTGGAGACGCGTAAGGCGTGGACGGCGCTGTGGGCCGATCCGGTCGCTAGCGCGCTGACGCCGGTGGACCGTCCGGTGCTGCTGCGGTGGGCCGACAGCATCGACCGGGCGGCCCGGTCGCTCGAGCAGGCCGACGCGGACCCGATCGCGACGGGCAGCATGGGCCAGGAGGTGGAGTCGCCGTACTACGGCATCGCGGACAAGGCGCTGCGGACGGCGGAGCGGTGTGAGGCGCAGCTCGGCGTGGGCGCGCTGAACCGGGCGCGGCTGGGGATCGCGATACTGAGCGAGCGGGCGTCGCTCGCGGATCTGAATGAGCGGATCATGAGCAGCGGAGGCAGCGACGATGATGACGACCCCAGATAAGTTCCTGAATGCCCGGCTGGATGAGTGGGAGCGGCTTGGAGATCAGGCTTACCCCTTCCAGACCGGATCGCGGGATGAGGGGCAGCCAGTCGAGCATGTCTCATGGCGACGCGGCCCCGGCAGCGTGGAGTTCGGCCTGCGTCACGTGGCCACGCTGCGGGCGATCGTAGCCAACCATGTGTATGACCAGTACGGCTGTGACAGCTGCGAGTATCCCGGCTACTGTCCGGTGCTGGCCCTCGCCGCCGACTTCAGCACCCACCCGGACTACCGGCAGGAGTGGGCGCCGGGTGCAGCCTGATCCCGGTTGCGTTGATTGCGGCTGGCGGCCGCGGCCGGGGGAGAAGTGGCCGTCGGAGGGCCGTGCGGCGGTGCGGTGGATGGAGTCGCTGCTGATCTGCGCTGAGGGTGACTGGTTCGGCAAGCCGCTGCGGCTCCGCGCCGATCAGAAGCGGTTCGTGTGGCGGTGGTATGAGTTCTGCCCGTCGTGCGGCTACTGGCATTACGACCAGGCGGTCCGCGGTGCGGCGACGGGTGACGGGAAGACGACGTTCGTCGCGGCGATCGAGTGCCTCGAGCTGTTCGGCCCGGCCCAGATCGCACCCGTCAGCCCGAACATCGTCAACGCGGCCGCCAGCTTCGAGCAGGCCGACCTGCTGTTCAGCATCGCGGGCATCATGCTCGGCGGCCGCGACCAGGCCGTCAAGGAAGCGCCGCTGTGTGGCTATGCGGAGGTGTACGACACGGAGATCCGGCGGGCTGACGGCGCGCCGGGCATCATGAAGCGGGTCGCGGCGGTGGCGGGCACGAACGAGGGCGGCCTGCCGTCCCTGTTCGTCTGCGATGAGGTGCATGAGTGGGGGGATCTGGGGTCGACGAAGGCCCGCGTGCACATGGTGATCGGGAAGTCGACGAAGAAGCGGCGGATGATCTGCCGCCTGCCGGACGGTACCGAGGTGGCGCGCGGGCCGGGCCGGAACCTGAACATCTCGACGGCCGGGTTCGACGTCGACCATTCGCTGCTCGGCGCGATGTACATGCAGGGCAAGCGGGTGGAGGTCCGGCCGGAGGTGGCGCCGCGGCTGCTGTTCGACTGGCAGGAAGGCGAGGACGGTGACTTCTCCGATCCGGTGGTGCGGCGCCGCGCGGTGCAGGCAGCGTCGGGCGCGGCCGGGGTGCTGTGGGATGTTGAGGCGCGGGTCCGCGAGTGGGACAAGCCCGAGGTGCAGCATCACGAGTGGATCCGGTACTACGCCAACCGGTGGGTGCCGGTGTCGGAGGACTCGTGGCTGAAGGATCATCCGGGCGCGTACGGGAAGTGCGCGGGCACCTGGACGATCGACGGGCATGAGCCGGCGGTGCTGGCCGTCGACATGGCGCTGAAGCGTGACTCGGTGTCGGTCCGGGAGGCGGCGGTGCTCGACGACGGCCGGGTGGCGACGGTGAACCGGACCTGGTATCCGGCGGACGGGAAGATCGACCACCTCGAGGTGTTCGACTACATCCGGGAGCGCGCGACCGAGCTGGGCCCGCGGTATCACGGCCTGGTGTATGACCCGCGGTTCTTCGAGCTTCCCGCGCGGCTCCTGGAGGAGGAGGGGTTCCTGGTCATCGAGTTCGACCAGTCGCCGGCGAACATGGCTCCGGCGT